ACTACCTATAAAATGAATTATTGAATTAACTGGAATTTCTGCATACTCTCCTCCTGTTGTTCCAGAAAGAGATGCATCTGTTGTACTTACGCAAGTTGCTCTTGGGAAAACTGTAAAGTTTTCAGCCACATTGTGTGTTGCTGTTCCACTAGCCAATAAACTCCAAATTACTTGTTCGGTACCAGATACTGTAACCCACATGCTCCCAGTTGCTGTATGATTTCCTGCTTTCCAATCAATAAGTTGAATCATACCATTAATTGCTCTATTAGTATAAAAGTCCATTAATCCTGCTGCTGTTGTTAAACTAGCTACAGGAGCTATATACTCCTCAATTCTCTGAGATTTCATTTTAAGTTCCTGAAATCATTCGCATCCAAGTACTACCATTAGCTAGTTTACTAAAGTAAAGGTTCTTTCCCACTACATCATAAGCCACTTGACTTCCTACTACGCTTGTTACAACGTTTTGTGGTGTTCCTGCGCAATTAATTATCTCTCCAATTCCATCTATATTGCTTGCCACATTTCCAACTAAGTTGTGTGCCATTCCTTGTGCTAAACCTTGTATTGTACTTCCTGTTGTTGCTACTGCCATATTTCTCCTCCTTGTGTTAAGGATTTTAAGCTTCCTTAAGCTGTGAAAATAAATAAAAAAATAAAAAAAAATAAATTAAATTTAACTTGTAGTTATCCTACTAACCGCTTTTGATCTAAGTAAGTGTACTGACATCCTGTTTGTAATAGCTGCTCCTTGCATATCATAGCTAGGTAAATTAAAATTCTCTATTGTAATATCTCTCTTAATTGCAATTAGATAAGCTTCACCTCTATCTAACACATAAGCATATTTCTTATATGTAGATGGTGTTGCTGTTGCATTTGGTGAAAATAGAGTTACTTTTAATCCATAGATATTTCCCTTAAAACCAGTAGATAACATTTCTGTATCTCCGACTCTATGAGCTTCTACAAAAGTATCAATATTTCTTAAATCATTTAATACTTCTGTTCCAATTAAAATATCTGTTGGATTGTAATCATTATCTTCTAAATCTTGCATAGATTCTGTGATATTAGCAATAGTAATTGCTGCTCCACCTGCTGTAGTTGCATTTGCTCCATCCAATGCAGTAATAATTAATTCAGTCTCTTTTTCTGCAAATCTTTTACCTACTGCTGAAATATTCCTTTCAAGCATTGGAAATTGACTATCTTCAATCATTTCTCTAGTAATTCTTATAGCTACTCCATACTTTAATGGGGTAACAGTTACTGTATCTACATCAATATTATCTAATGGAATTTCTGCTCCTTCACCTACTCTTCTTATATCTAAAGTATTTGGTTCTTCTAAATTAATAGTTAATACAGAGCCTTGAATTTGACCTGGTCCTAAAACCATTGCTGCTAATTCTCTTGGAAGTAAAGCTTTATTTACTTCGGGAATTAATGTATCAAAAATAAGTTTAGGAATTAGTATGGTTCCTTGTGTTCCATCCTCTGTACTAATGTACTCAGTTATATGTTTAAATGCCATTTTAAAAATTGAAATAGACAAGACAATAATTATCTGTTGTTCCGCTTACTCCTGCTGTTAAAGCTCTTCCTATTTTCTTTCCTCCAGCTACTCTAGTGTATAATCCTGTTGGAACTGTTCCACTTGTCAATGATTGAATTAATTCTTCATCCATTGCTTCGATTGCATAACCAACCAATACAGATCCTCCAGCTTGAACTAAATAAGCTCCTCTTGTTGCTACTGTAACTAATGCTCCACTTGCTGCTACATTCAAAGCGATACCATTAATTTTCTCTACTCCAACTGCATCTGCTGTTACTAAATTAGCCACTATATCACCATCTGCAAATGTACTAATACTTGATCCTACAGAACTTGTTGCTCCAGAACAAACTATATATTCTCCACCACTAATTACTTCTGCTGCTGTTGCTGTGAAAGTTCTAGGAACTTCTCCATCCCAAACTACTTGTGTACCCATTGTATTTGATACTGCCATTATCCAATTATAGACAAGGGTTTAGTATTTTGAGCATTAGGATAAGATCCCTTGTAAGTCCAAGAACTTGAATTTTTCTCAAACAATCCTGTGTAATTATCTTGCATTTTTTCTGCTACTTCTTCAGTCTCTTCCTCAGATTCGGTTTCTTCTTTAGATTCAGGTTCTTTTTTTGGTTCTTCTTTAGGTTGATCTATATCTGCCATTTCATTAACTTGAGATTTTAACAATTCTAATGTAGAATTATCCAATAGCGAAGTGTCTAAAGCCTTAACTTTCTTTTTTTCACAAAGAACTTTATAAGTTCCTTCAAGAACTTTTCTTTTCTCTGCTTCAAATTCAGCTAATCTTTTATTTGCTTCTGCTAATTCTTTCTTCAATAATTTAGCTTCCACATTCTCTTCTTTCTTTTCGACCTGAGGTTCTTCAGTTTTTTCCTCTTCTGTCATTTTCTCGTCTTCCTCCTTTTTAGGTTCTATTAAAATATTGTCTGATGACTGTAAATATGCTTCTCTTAATGCTATATCAAATGTTGCTTGTGGATCTGCTGGAACTGCTACTAAACTTAATTCTTTGATTTGAATTCCTCTTGCTATTAGATCACCTTCTTTTGTTTCTTCTAATTCTTTAACCATTGCACCAATACTAACAGAATTAAGATCACCTCTTTTAATTAAAGACTTCATTTTTTCATCATTTACTCTTGCTTTAAATGGAATATGTTTGTTTATTTCATCAAAACTTGCTGCAGTTACTTTACCTACAATTGAATCTACAGAATTATCATGATCTTTAAGTAAAGGTATTCCTCTCATTCCTTCTGCTGCAGGCCTTAACTCTTCTGCAATAAATCTATGCCCATTAGAAGTAGTAGTTTCATTAATTGCAATACCATTTATAATAAATTCTTCATCTATTGTTGCACTTTCTACAATAGGTACTGTAAAATTCTTTAACTGAATCATTTTAATTATTCTTCTTAATATAATGTATTTACTTTAGTTTAAATAATGTGATTTGCTTTGGATATACTTACACAATTCTTATTATTATTTGAATCTCTTGATTTCTTCCGCCAGAAACAGTGATTTTTAACTTTTCATCTAAATAATAGTCTGTCCATTCAGATGCAAGATGAGAATATTTGTCTATTCTCTGAGCTGATATAGGAATATAAATAGTATTATAAAAATCTGGATAATCAAGTAATTTATATCCTAATTCTGATTCAATTAAAATTCTTGTCTTAGATAATCTATTATTTTCTAAAGAAGATATGATTACTGCTTTTAATTTCCCTTTCAATTTGTTAGTTGTAACTTCCTTAATTCCATCTTTTGTGTTAATATTAATTTTTTGATCCATCTAATTTCACATATACCTTCTTTTTTCTCCTTCTCATTGTATCAGAATTTTCACCAACTTCATTTAAATTACCTAGTTTAGCACCCATCATTCCTGCTATTGTTCCTTTAAATTTATTGGTCATTCCACCAAATTGTTGTTGTGCTTTAGAATTAATTGCTGTATTTGAACCAGTAACATTTCCCCTTTCATCATATTCTTTCCAAGGGCCTACTACAGGAACACTTTCATTATCTACTGCACCTACTCCTAAATTTGAATCAAATACTAAGTCTCCTGAATGTCTAGCTACTGGAATTGTTTGCATTGTTTTTTTATGAAAATACATTATTCTTCTAACATCTCCTTTTTATATGCTTCACCCCACTCAATATTCTTTTTATGATAGCATTCACCACATAAATACATTCTATGAGCTTTTATTAATACTACTCCCTTCTCTGGTGTTGCTCCACACTTTTCACATCTCGCGTTTTGTATTTGTTGATCTACCGCCATTTTTATTCCTCCAATCTATGAAAAGAAAAGGACTAAATTCAAAGTTCCAATTAGGCATATCTTTTGCTGTCATCATAATTGCATCTATCTCTTCTCTAAATTCTTCTATTTCTTTTCTTAGTTCTTCATCTGTTTGTTTAGTTATTCTTACCATTATATCTTGTTTATATGTTCATACCAATGAGCATCCCAATTTAATATTACAGTATCTGCTCCAGGTTTAAATTGCCATAAATATGTAGTGCCACTTTTTAAAATTAATTCATATGATCTACTCTCATTTCCAACAATTCCTTGTTTTGTTGGATTCAATCCAGCAACTCCAAATCTAGATCTAGCTAATAGTGTTCCACTAGTAGGAGTAGCACCACTAATTATTACATTTTGTTTTACAATACATCCACAAGTATTTGCGCTATTTCTGTTTGAATTAAATAAATTTAAACTTACACCACTATAAATTGTTGCACCTTCCCACTCTTCCATTTCAATTAGATTATCTGCTGTAACTGAAAATATTAAATGTGCATAACTAGAACTATTAGGTGTAGTAATTGAAAAATATGTTGGAACTCCTGAAGTTGCTATTGTATCCCAATTTCTTGTAAAGTAATGATCTCCTTCATGTACTTCATGATGTTCTTGACTTATTCCAACATGATCAAAAGTCATCTTATCAAAGTTTGGTTTTGAATTATCTGACATTATACCACTGGAATCCAAGTACATCTACAATTTGAATGTAATGGAATTAAACCAGAACTTTCATTAATTGGAAAGACTTGACTATTGTATCCTTCACAAATTGGACAAGTCCTTTCACTTAAAGCTGCTAAGAATTGTACTTTATCAATTTTATTTTCTTTGTAATGATTAAGTAATCCATGATTTGCTAATCTACTTGCTTCTGTTCTTGCTATCATGTTAGGTCTATTTTGAGATGCTACACTTAATACTTTTTCACCTTGTTCATTTATTCTCAATCTATCTTTAAGGTCTATATTTTCCCCTACTTTCTTTTCTATTTGTTTTATTGTTAAATTCTTTTTGAATCCTTCTTTGAATATTTCTCTTAATTTATTTATATCATTACTAGGAAGTAATCCTAAATCTAAGTCCATTTCTGTTATCGCTGCTAAATCAGTAAATTGATCTAATTTTAATATTTTTAAGATACTAGTTACATAATCAGAATAAGTAAATCCTCTTAATTCTTGCAAGTTTGCCCAATCTTTTAAAGTCATTTCAGCACTAACAGATTCTTCTATTTGTTGCCCACAACCACATCCAGGAATACATTCGTGTTTTGCCTTAGCACTAGGTTTTGCTCCTGGAACTTCAGGTTGTTTAATATTCTCTTCTTTCTTTTTCTCTGGATTTTCTTTATCTTGTGGATTAGTCTTAGCATCCATAAATGCTTGTTTCTCTGCTTTTTGTTCTTCTTCCATTTTATCATCTAATCCAACTTCTGGTTCTCTTAGTAAATTTTCATACTCTAATCCTAAGGCCTTAGCTATTTCTATTTCTGCCATGCGCTTAAGATTTTCTCCTATTTGAATTGTTCCTCCAAGCAATGCTGTTAATTTATCTATTCTTTGATTAACTGCTTCTTCACTAGGTAAGTTCCATTCAAACTCTACATGCTCTTGAAATTCTTTACCTTTTTGATTTGCTAATAATGGTTTGAATATCTTTTCTTCAATTACTTTTTCTACTTCTTCTTGAATTGATCTAATTCTTTGATCATCAAATGTTGCTTTTTGAACTTTAGCTATTCCTTCATTTAATTGCCCTGAACCCATCATTACTTCAGGTACTTGAAATCCTGCAATTAACTGTAACTTATCATGGTTTAATACTGAATCAAATCCTTTACCTAAGTCTCCAGCATCAAGCATTTTAATATCTACATTTGCATCTGTAGTCCATTCTGTCATATTAGTAAGATACTGCATATCATTTGCAAAACTAGTTATTGTACTTGGACTTGTTGCTGCTCCAGGTATTCCTACTTTAACATGATAAGGTGCTCCTGCCTTTCTACTTACTACTTTATGTAAATCTGATTCAAAACCTAAAAAATTATCTATTGCTTTGAAATTAGGTTTAATTATTCCAAAACCATAAGCATCTAAGGGGAAAGTATTAATCTTTAAGTGTGCAATTTCATTTAGTTGAAATTCTATTACTTCTTTTAATATTTCTGCATTTACCCTATTTAGATTTCCTTTGTATTGATTATATAACTTAACATTTCCTTTTATATCTCTTTTAACATACATTTCTTTTGGATCTAATACTCTTATTTGACTATTATCTAAGTCTAATTCCATAAATCCATTTCCAGTAATTAATGCAGATCTAATCCACTCTCTTAAAGTTACTTGAAAACTTGTATCAATTAAAAAAGAATCAATTAGTGCTTGTACATTTTCTGATTTAGCTTTTGCAGAAAAGTTTCCTACAATAGAATCTACGTGTTTATCTATAAATCCTGTAACATATCCAAAGGTGCTATATAGATCTTCTGCTATTTTAAAATCAAAAGGATGTTCCACTCCTAGTTTCTTAGGAAATTTCATTGTCTTATCGCTTACTTGTCCTTTGAATGATTGTGGAATATAATTTTCTTTGGCATAGTTTGGTACCGCAACTATCCCGAATTGTTTTTTAGCCATAAATAAATGTGTTAAAAAGTATTTAAATAATGTGATTAAGAAAGGATATACTTTTATTTAGAACTGTCTTTTTGATCCAAATATAAAATGCTTAGGAGCTTGTTGAAATTCAAAGAACATTCTCATCATTATAGCATCTCCTAAATCAGGGGATCTACCTAAATTCTCTATTATTTCATCTTTAGGGATAATTGTTATTTTACCATCTTTAGTTATATCTTTTACTTTAATATGCTCTAAGTCTTCAATTAACATTTCTTTAGTTTCAATATCTTCTATTTGACAAGCAATTTTACCTTCATTAACTAAGTCTGCTAATTTAAAGTAACATTGTGTCTTAAGATTTGCAAAGTTATGTTTAGGAGGTAAAGAATAAGCACTCTTAGGGGATTGTTCAACTTTTAATTCAATTGCTCTAGAATTATTAATAAATCCTTTTGTTCCTTCTAATTGATCTACAACACCACCACCTACACCATCTTCATCTATTATTATGTTTCTTCTAGGAATATGATGATAAGATGCCAATGCATTTATTATTTTAGCGTTTTCTTTAGTAGATAGTTTTTCAGTAAACTTTACCTTTTCTATATTATATCCTTTCCAAATAACAAATGCTGATTTATCTGAACCAAATCTAGCAATATCACATGAAATAAACATCTCACCATCTGTTTGAGCATTAGTAAATATATCATTTAATTTATCATATTCAAATAGTCTAGATGGATCATCATCGTAATGCCAGTTACCATATAGTAATCTTTCTTTAGAGTTTTTATCTAGTTTCTTAAGATTTTCAGCATAGTGTGGACTCATAAATGGATTATCTCCTACTAAAGCAGGTATGAATTGTCTGTATTCTGGTAAATTATTTTCAATCCAAGGTTTCCAATACTCTCTATAAGCAAAATTCTTAGCAGGATTACTAGCCATAAGTAGTTTAGGAATTAACTTAAATTCTTCTAATTTATATCTTAACCTACTCATTACTATATTCTTTGCTTTTTCTGTTATTTCAGAGATTTCATCTATAAAAGCACCTGTGTATTCTGTACTACCTAAACTATCAAATTCTGGATCTGTTGGGTATAAAAACAAATCTTTTAGGTAAA